TTGTAACAGGGTCACAACAATCAAGAAGTCTTGGATTTCCTACGAAGTTTATCATTGTTTCTACTATTTAACTGTTTTAATATTCGGTTTATCTGCCTGCTTGCCCAATATTTCTTCCACGGATTCTTTGTCAAGGAGTGGAATCGCGAAAGTATATTCAGCTGATCTGCAGACACCTCTAATTTTCTGTCTGACTTCATCTTTAAATCTTCTAGGCATGTTACTACTTGACTCAACACTGTGTAGTGTTCGATGTGTAAATGTACGAACAATATCTCTGTCTCGAGCCTTTAGTTGAAAACTTAGAAAAGAAAGAAGCGTGTAATGGTCACGCCTCTTTTCTTCTGGTAACTCGCTGATCATCATCATCATACGAGATACAAATTCCTTACTACTTTCCAAGTTGGTGAACTATTTTAGGTTCAACTTTCTTTCTTGGTCTACCTCTACGTTTTGGTTTGTTGAGGGATTGTAATAGGTTAATCTCTGCTTTAAGTAAGACAACTTCTTGTCCCAACCTGTTAAGCTTCTTAGATAATAGTCCCACTAGTAATGCAGTGATTGCAATACCGAAGGTTGTGAGTAATAATAGGTACATTACCTCTGTTTCTGTTGCTAATGGTAATAAAAACATATGATTGTGATTTAAAAGAGTTAAAGAAAAAAAGAGGCCAGCTGTTACACTGGCACTCTCAAAACTTAGCCTTACTACAAGCTAATTAGTCTGCTAATTCTGTTGATGCACGCATTAGATCAGTTAGTGCGTCAGCTTTTACTCCTGCAAGTTTGCTGCCATCTGATTTAATGAATGTATCTGTTAGCAATGCATCTTCTGCTACTTTAACTTCACAGTTACGGTATATCTTTTGTCCTTCAAAGCAGATGTATTCTTTAGTTGAAGGGTTTAGCTTACCGTCTTGTCCATCCCAGAATGGTTGTCCAACTTGCTCAGTTATGAATAAGTCAATTGCAGGGAACTGCTCAGGAAATGCTTCGCTATCATTTGTAATCATTGGAATGTCAAGAGCTCTTGTCAAGTAGTTGTTAAACTCATTGTCTCCTTCAACAGTCCAAGCGTTAAGTATTTTACCTGAGTTTGTAGTTCTTTGCTCTGGCATTGAGTCTATGTCCACTGGAATGCCGTAGGCTTGGAAGAAGTTCTTATCCACTGGTAAAGAGGATACATACTTTGTAGTTCTACCACCCATTGTTAAGTTTAATAAACTATTACCTGATTGTGCTCCAGATACTTCTTCTTTTCTCAAGATAATTCTGAATAGGTTTTCGTTTGATTGTGCTTGGACAATGTAGTCGATTGTGATTTTTGGATTACTCATGTTGTTGTTGTTTAAGTAAATTAATTAATGAATGAATTGTGTTGTGTTATGCATTTTGCATAGAAAAGCATGTGGGAATCGAACCCACATTAACCATTTGCTTTTAGTCTATTTTCCATAATTAGCTATATTTATAATGTTGAAGGTTTGAATGGTTTGTAATCTTTGGACTTTTCTTGGGTCCATTGGGTGGCAAGAGCAATAGCTTGCGTTATAAGATCATTCGTTGCTTCTTTCTTAGCTTTACTGTCTAGTTCTTGTTCAGTAAGTGTAAGTAGTTCTCTGTCTTTTATCATGACGTAGTTATTTAGGATGGATGTGAAACGGGTTGTTTATTGAGGAAGTAAAAAAAGAAAAGAGAGCGAAGCTCTCTTTCTTTTACTCGCCGATAGCATTGCTAACGTCTGCTTTGATAAAGTCGTTAGACTTTATACCTTCTGCTATTTGAGTAGCGATGTCTTCATCGCGTACGAGGAATAGCTTAGAAGGTTGGAATACTCTATTAGAATCGATGTACTCTTTGCTAATAGCAATGCAGTAAGCGTTTCCGTTCTTATCGGTTTTCCAGTCGTTCAATTTAACAAGTTCAAGTTGCATAGTAGTAAGTTTTTAAGTTTGTGGGGGGACTTTCCCGCCAAAACATTCAGGGGGTGTAGTGATGTAAGTGGTCTACCAACTCATCCCCGCATAAAATTTTTAAAATGTTTTGGTTTAGAAATAAAAGTTTTGTATACTTGTACTGTTTTGTGTGCCTCGGTATTTTTATTTTCATAAAACTTTATTTTTTATCGAGGCAATGTTTTTCATAACAGTTTCTCATGGTTTGTATCCCCTTCATTTTGAGGGGGATACTTTTTTTACAAAATTTTTTTAAAATTTTAACATTACAAGTGGATTTTTTTATATAGATTTGCAGTCTGGGTTACCGAACCGACACTTCAGTCAGCAACGGCTGTTGGATCAGATAAGTTCTTTCGTGTAATGATGTTTGAGAGTTGAACCAGCAATGACTCTCCCAATTGAAAAGTTAGTGGCGTTTCAATTTGGTTTTCTTTTGGCCACTTTTCTTTTAACAATTAAATGCGTATATTTATGGCAACAGATGAAGAGTACATGAAAGATTTAGCTAAGAAAGCTGACGAATCAAGGGATAATACATTTGATTCCTGGTTAACTGACTTAGAAGATAAAGAACAACCAGAAGCTTGTTCAATTGACAACCCAGATTGCGAAAACTGTGGTTCATGAGTAAAATAGAAGAAAGAGTCTGTAAGAAGATAGAGGAAAGAGCAAAAGTTGGTGAAAACAAATATGGTGTTACAATGGAGCGTGGAGATCTCTCTCGTGAGCAATGGTTAATACACCTACAAGAAGAACTAATGGACGCATGTGTTTATATAGAAAAACTTTTAGATGATTTTCAAAGAATTAAATAAGTTCAAGGATGTGGTGTTTACAGAGGATGGGCACACGTATACTATAAAAGGAAACCCTGCAACATCTGTAACCACATTCATTGGACAATTCAAAAAACCTTTTATAAAGGAATTTTGGGCACAGCGTAGTGCCAAGAAAGAAAACAAAACCGTTAAAGAAATTTTAGATAAGTGGGATTCAATAAGTACGCAAGCTTGCAATAAAGGAAGTAAGTTTCACGCATTTGCTGAAAACTACATTAATAATAAGATACTTGATAATACAATATATGACTCTAATTTAGATTTAAAGGCGTATGATAAAATTGAGTCCCACTTTTTAAAGTATTATGAAAATTCAAAAGAAAACCTTATACCTATTCGCTCTGAGCTTTGCGTTGGGTCTAGCAAGCTTGGGATTTGTGGTATGGTTGACCAGCTCTACTATTCAACACCTCTTGACGGGTTTGTCATATTTGACTGGAAAACTAACAAAAAAATAGATTACAAAAGTAAGTACAATAATTGGATGCTAGATCCAATATCCCACCTTCCTGAATGTGAGTTTACAACCTACTCACTACAACTTTCCCTTTACAGATACATTATAGAATTAGAAACAAACATTGAGATAAAGAAGTGCTTTATTGTGTGGTTTAATGAAAAAAACGACACTTATAAATTAATAGAGTGCGCTGATTACAGAAAAGAAATACAAAACATGTTGGATTATAATTAAATTTATTATATTTGCCTATAACAAATTGTAGGGTGATGAAACTGGCAGACATGCCCTCCTGTCTCGGGGGTGTAGAACTAGGCATAAACTTAGAATATTAGGGGTAGACCACCGAGTTGCAACAATTGTTCTATAGCTAACCTCTACGTGCACGTTCGAGTCGTGCCCCTACAGCAAAAGATTAATATGAGAAAGTTTTTATTACTATTAAAGAAGTTTAAAGATATATTAGACCCTGCTTACTGGGCTGAAAAGATCTTTATTAAGTCTGGACTTAGAGATAAAGCTATGAATTCTCCAGTAAAAAAGTTTGAACGAAGTTTAACGGGCTGGAAATACTGGACATACCAAATAGTTGGAGGTGCAATAATATTTACAGTGTTAGAATACCTGTTTAACTTAGTAGGTATAACAATGATACCTTTTTAAATGGATATAGGTAAGAGCATAAAAGATCATTACAAATTAGTGGAGGAGTTATCTGAGCTGTCTACAGTTATTATGCAGCAGCTAAATAAAACCTCTAAAGATTTAACCGCTGAGATTATCGAAGAGATTGGTGATGTGCAGTGGAGGCTCGATCGCGTCAAGAAATACTATGACGCAAAACTAATCCAAGAACAGATTGATTTTAAACGCAAGAAGCAGCAGATTAAGAATGAGAATATAAAGAAAGCTGCTCTTGAGAAACAAAACAGAATTAACAGGTATAAAAACCAATTACCGATACACAAAGATTCCTACGGAAAAGTTTAATTATGGATGCACTAGAGAAAAGAATTAGAGAAAGGTTTAGAATCCCGGATCATAAAAAGTTTTGTGAGAAATGTATGAACCATTACATAGGTAAACTCAGGGTAGATGAACTGCTACATAAAAATGCAAAAGCTCAAGCAGAGCTAGGTACTGATTCTACTGCAGAAGAAAAACAAAAAGCTTTAGATGTTGCAAAGTATGTAAAGAAATCTATAAGCATGTATGATAAGGAGTTTGCAGAAAGTGCATTTCCAGAAATAAATATCGAAGATGAACATTCCAATTAAATCAGATATACCCCAATCTATGAAAGCGTATCTTCAGGTGCTTAATCCTATACTAAAGCTAAAGGATAAAGAAATTGAAGTGTTATCAAGTTTTTTATCTATATGGCAATCTAATAGAGATAATGCTAATTTAGATAAGATGTTATTTTCTACCCCTGTTAGAAAAATGGTTAGAAAACAAATTGGTATGTCTGAAGCCTCTTTCAATAATCATATTACTATGCTTAGAAAAAAGAGTATGATTGTAGATAAAAAAATAAACTCTAATATTTTGAGTGGTATAGAAAAAGAAGGAATTGAAGTAATTTATAGAATAACGTGGACAAAATAATAAAAAAACTAGCTAAAAAATATGGAATTAGCGAATTTAAAACAGAACTTGTAATTAAATCTCAATTCGGATTATTAAAAGAAGCAATTGAAGAAGGAGATTTTAAAAGTGCTAGATTAAAACATCTTGGGATGTTTACAGTGAAAAAAAATAGATTTAAATATTACAAAAATGGAAGAAAAGAAAAAGGGAGCAGCAGCGAAAATGTCTGAGATCTTAAGCGGGTGGAAAAATGTAGTATTTCCAAACGAACATGTAGAACAAATTGCAAAGGCAAGAGCAAGCATCTGCTCTGGTTGCGAGTATAACGTTAAAAATAGATGTACAAAGTGCGGGTGTCCGCTAATAGCTAAAACAAGGTCAATGCAATCACATTGCCCAATAAGAAAATGGTAAAAATGGAAAACACAATTAATTACGAGCCTTTAGGAAACCACATTGTAGTGGAAATGCCACAGGTAGAAAAGGAAACAGCATCAGGTATTATTAAATCTGAATTGATGCTAAGAGAAGAAGCAGATAAACGTGATGGACACGCTAAAGTTGTAGCAGTTAGTCAGGATGTTAAAAATGTTAAAGTTGGAGACACTGTTATACCTAAAGGCCAAGGCTTTATGGTTATGGTAGATGAGGTAGAGTATTTCCAAATGAACATGTTTGACGTATTAGGTATTGTAAAAGCGTAATGGCAAAGTTTACTTGTAGCTTATGCGAGAGAAACGTAGAGCTTACTAAACATGTTGTTAAAGTTGTAGATGGTAAAGTAGTTTGCCCAGATGCAACGTGCTGCGAAGAGTATATGAAACCTGTACGAGAGAATGCAGGGTTTGGCTCTGCTCTATCTCGCCCCGGCGGAACAGTGCGCGGTAAAAACGACGGACTAAGAACAAACTAATGATATTAAACGGATTTGATGTAAATATTAATTTTTGGAGCGCTAACCCACAGTTAAAGATTCCAGAACATTTTGCAGATATTTACAAAAAAGATAAAAGTAAAACTAAAGGCAAAAGCTCACAGATAATGTGGGCTATTGCTCTTTTAGTGGATCCCGACTCTAAGTTTTCAAATATATCTTACGCTAACAGACAAAAGATGATAGCTAAAGATTTTTTAAAAGATGAGGAGTTTAAATGGGATGACTATACAGAAGCAATTGTTTTTTATGAAAGATCTTTAATTACTCCCGCCAAAAGACAGCTTATGGTGTGGAATAAAAAGATGGACGAGAAAACTTTATATTTAGATATACTTACTTATGAGGATAATGCAGATACTATTGAAGGGCTACTTAAAACAAATGTTAAGTTGTTTGAGGACTACGAAAGGCTTCTTAAACTTGTGGACAAAGAAAATAATGAAGGTTCTACAAAAGGTGGAGCAGAAGAGTCGGCGTCCGAGAAAGGATTAATATGATTATCAACAAAGAAGCTTTTATACTTAAGGAGATACCACAATTTCATCCTGCTAGCGAGGAATATCTTATCTTTTGGAGAGAAGAAAAGAAAAGGTGTATTGAAGGCTATTGGGTAGGTGGCGTGTGGATGCCCGGTAATTTATATTTTTATATAAACTACTGGACAATCCTATTAAACAAGACCGCACACTCTAAAACAAAAACCCCCGGTAAACCATTCCTACGTGATTTAGAGTGGGAGTTTTTTTATAACTGGGTGGAAGCCAGAGGGTTCTCAGGATTTGAAGGAGATACTAAGTATACATGCGACAGAAATTATGAGGGGCAAGACAATTACATACCCGCGCGCGAGTACTTAAGAAAAACACACCCAAAGAATTTAGGATGCCCACTATTTGAAAACGAAGCTAAAAACTTTATGATGATGGGGAGTCGTGGATTTGGTAAATCATACTCTGTAGCCGGAGGTGTTGCAGGGCATGAGTTTGTATTCGATGGTATGAAATCATACAACCCCGACGCTTTAAATAGTACTCCGTCTACAGAAATAGTGGTGGGAGCTGGGGATGCAAAGTACTCAGGAGACATATTAAAAAAGACACAATTTGGTTTAGATAATCTACCTGGAGGTATAGAACTTGGAGACAAATTCTACCCCTCTCCATTTGCAAAACAAGATGGAGGCAGTTGGTACTCTGGTAAAGAGGTGGTTGCGGAGTATAAAAAGAAACTTGGAGGTACTTGGAAGGTTATGGGTAGTAAGTCTAAGATAAAACACCGTACATTTAAAGATAACCCATTTGCTGCCAATGGTACTCGTCCTGCTGTAATGGTTATGGAGGAGATTGGTATGTTTAACAATCTTAAGTCTTCACACGAAGCTAGCGTTGAGTGTATGAAGAATGGGGCGTATAAGTTTGGGAGCTGTATGTACTTAGGTACTGGAGGTGATATGGAGGGTGGAGGTACCGTAGATGCACGAGATATGTTCTATAATCCAGATGTTTACGATATGGTAACGTTTGATGATGAGTGGGAAAACAAAGGTAAAATATCTTATTTTGTACCCGCGTATAGAGGGTTAAATCAGTTTAAAGATAAGAACGGAAACACCCAAGAGCAACACGCTAAAGATTATTTAGAAAAATTTAGAGAGAAGTTAAAAAAAGGTAAGAACGCTAGAAGCGCACTAGATGCAGAACTGCAAAACAGACCGCTTGTACCTTCTGAAGTATTTTTAACTCGCACCGGTAATCTATTTCCTGTGGCAGATTTATTAAACAGGCTTGCAGAACTAGAAGCGTCAAACAGAGAACGCAACCATGACTATATTGGAGATCTATACATAGATAGTACCACTAATAAAGTTAAGTGGAAACCAAACGCTAAATTAAAACCCATATACGATTTTCCAGTGAAAGCGTCTGACGATATAGCTGGGTGCGTTATTATACATGAAATGCCTTATGAAGATAAAGATGGAGATATACCATATGGTATGTATATTGCGGGGACCGACCCCTATGATCATGACGAATCTACTACCTCCTCTCTTGGATCAACTATTGTACTAAACAGGTTGACAAATAGAGTAGTAGCAGAGTATACAGGCCGCCCAGACACAGCAAACCAATACTATGAAAACGTTAGGAGACTATTAAAGTTTTATAACGCAAAGTGTTTATACGAGAATGAGCGTAAAGGTTTGTTTCAGTATTTAGAGCATAAACATGAAACGTTTTTACTGGCAGATCAACCAGAGATTATAAAAGATGTGGTACAGCACAGTAAAGTGGCACGCCAAAAAGGTATGCATATGTCAAAACCTTTAAAATCTTACGGAGAAGAATTAATAAAGATGTGGTTATTAGAGCCTTATGAAAAAGAAGGGTTATTAAACCTGCATAAAATAAGAAGTATAGGGTTATTAAAAGAACTTATATCTTATAATAACTTTGGAAACTTTGATAGGGCTATGGCATTTATGATGGTTATGTACCACTTAGAAGAAGTGAAAAAGATAAAAGTAGAAAAAGAAAAAAAGATTTCCACTATTTATGATCAAGACTTTTGGGGTAAGAAGCTTTTTTCAAGGGGTAGTAAAAAGTTTTAGCTATAAAATTGGTAACTAAAAATATAATTTAGTGGATTATTACTTGGACATAATAATTAATTGTCTATTTTTGTTTTTTAATTCGCGAATTTTAAAAAAATATTAATATGGCAACAGTAAATGTAACTTTGTCTCTTTCTAGTACTGATTTGTTTGCAAAGCAAACTTTAAGTTTTACAGAAACAGACATACTAACTCCTGCAGGAGATCAACAATTAGTTGGAAAAATTAAAACTTCTGGATCAGGTACAAAAGATAATATAGCGCTAAAAGCTATAGACGGATCAGATGATAGAGCATATGTATTTCTACATAACTTAAGTACAACTACAGGTGAATATGTAAAAGTTTCTTTGTGTGCTGCGCACGGAACTGATTCTGCGTCAGGAGACTGGTTTGCAGTTTTAGGGCCTGGAGAATTTTTGTTTATGCCTACAGGTTCATCCACAGGTTTTCAAGACCTAGATCTTGAAGCAGCTACAGGAAATCCTGTAGTTGAATATGTATTAATGGAGAAATCAGCATAATCTTAAAAATATAATAAAATGGCAGACGCAACTTTAAATGTAACACTTAGCGTATCAAGTAATGATTTATTTGATACAGTTAATTTATCAAAAACTGTAACTGACGCAGTTACTATTGATGGTGATAATAGACAAGGTTTAACTACAATGGTTACTACTACAGCTTATACAGATATTAATGTTGAAGCTTTATCAGGTACAGAAAACGGTGGTAAAAAAGCTTATGTATATGCAAAAAACACTGATAGTACTGCAGATTTAATTTTTGCAGACGACGGAGATCAAGAATTTGCAAAGCTTGCACCGGGAGAATTTTTCTTTTACCCAACTGCAGATAACACAAAAATTCAAGTTAAGGCTTCCTCCGGAACACCAACAGTAGAATTCTTATTATTAGAAGTAGACTAAATATAATTTATGCCTCGTATAGATTTTCCCAGACAAAAACTGAGTCGTAGGAAAAAGACTCAAAAGTGGGGAGAAGAATGTGTAGAAGCTGCACTAGGTTTAATAGGCATATATGATCATACAAGACGTAGTTCTCGCTTTAAAAAGAAGCGAAACTACGATCTTTATAACGGTCAATTTGATAAGAAAGATCTAGAGTACGTAACAGATCCGTTAGGACTGGGCGGAGCGGCTGAACTTCCTGCAACATTACAATATTACGATATTGTATCTCCTATCTTTAATCTTCTTTTTGGAGAAGAAGCTAAACGTAAATTTAGTTACGTAGTGCGTTCTGTAAATGAAGACGCTATTAGCAGTAAAGAAGAAGAGATGCAATCTGCAGTAGTAGATATGTTTGCAGGAGTTATTAATCAGTATAGAGAAGCATCAGCTTCTGAATCTCCTGACGCATCTCCTCAACAAGTTGAAGCAACTATCCCAGAACACCTTAAAAGGTTAGAAAAGTACTTTGCTTACGATTTCCAAGACATGAATGAGTCTGTGGCTCATAAACTGTTAACTTTCTTAGAAAAAGACCAGGATCTAAAAACAATGTTTAGACGAGGCTGGGAAGATGCACTAATTGCGGGGGAAGAAATATATCACATTGAGCAAGTAGCTCAAGAACCAACTGCTAGAAGGGTAAACCCTCTTGAGTTTTATTGTTTATTACCACATAACTCTGATTTTGTAGATGACGCAGATATAATTGTTGAGGATACTTGGATGTCTGTAAACACAATTATAGATAATTACTACGAGGATCTAACTCCTGCTCAAATAGATAAGTTAGAAAGAGAACAGGGTATGCGAGGAGGAATGAGTGCGCAAGGCTCTTTAAATTATACTACTCCTGAAAAGCTGTCCATTCAAGACTTAGATCCTAATAATGGATCTGAGGGAAGTGTCTTTAACTACTACGATCAGGATGGAAATATTCGAGTTACAAAAATAACTTGGAAATCTATGCGTAAGGTAGGTAAGCTTTCTTACATTGATGAGCTGGGAGTTCGGCAAGAAACTATTGTAAATGAAAGTTACAAAACAGACGAGTCAGAAGGAGAAACAATAGAATATATGTGGGTTAGCGAATATTGGGAAGGAACCAAGATTGGTGAAAATACTTACATAAACATTAGACCAAAAAACCAACAATTTAGAAGAATGGATAATTTATCTGTTTGTAAGTCTGGGTATGTTGGTACAATATATAACGCAAATAATTCTCAGTCTGTATCATTAATGGATAGACTAGTGCCGTGGGTGTATCTATATATCACACTATGGTACAGACTAGAACTCGCAATATCTTCTAATCAAGGAAAGATAGCTCTTATAGATTTATCATTAGTTCCTGATGGGTGGGAGGTAGAAAAGTGGATGTACTATGCACAATCAATGAAGTTTGGTTTTGTAGACTCTTTTAACGAAGGTAAAAAAGGACAGTCCACTGGTAAACTAGCAGGTAACATATCTACACAGAATAAAGTGTTAGATATGGAAACTGGTAATTATATACAGCAACACACACAATTATTAGAGTTTGTAGAAAGTAAAGTGCAATCTCTTTCAGGGGTAACTAGACAAAGACTAGGAAGTATATCTTCATCAGAGCTTGTAGGTACAACAGAAAGAGCAGTACAGCAATCTTCACACATTACAGAAAAGTGGTATGAGATTCATAATCACACAAAAGTAAGAGTACTGCAAACATTGTTAGACGTAGCTAAAGATGTATACAGAGGAAAAACAAAAAAATTCCAATACGTTACTGATAGTTTAGCTACAATGACTTTTAATTTAATGGGAGATAAGTTTGGATACTCTGAGTATGGAGTATTTGTATCAAACTCTTCTCAAGATCTTCAAGCAGTAGAAGCTTTAAAATCTTTAACTCAAGCAGCATTACAAAATGATAAAATGTCTATCTCAGATGTTATTAGCGTATATAACTCAGGCTCAATCTCGGATATTAGAAATAAAATCGAAGCTTCAGAAAAAGAAGCAGATGAGAAAAACATGCAAATGCAACAAATGCAAATGCAGCAAGCCCAGCAAGCTCAAGCAGCTGATTCAGAAATTCAAATGGCCAAGCTACAACTAGAGCAAGAAAAGCAGGATAGGGAAGATGCTAGAAACACTGAAGACAATAGAACTAAGATAGAAATAGCTAAAATGAATAATGACGCTAAAATTAACAAAGTATAATTTTTAAAATTATATTTTTAGCTATAAAATAAAACCTTTAATTTATTGAAGGTCTTGCGAATAAACACAAAGTTTATATTTTTGTTCACTGATAAATTAAATTAATTATGGCAATAGGAGAAGATGCATTAGATGGATTGGACTTGAGCGTGTTACAAAATATCACGGTTGACCCAACAGAGAGCGCCAAAAAAGAAGAAGATAAGGGTGGGGAACCATCTATCTTTGAACCTCAACTTAAAATTCAGGAAGTAGATGAAGTTCCTGAAGTAGAAGCTAAAGAGGAAGTAAAAGTAAAAGAAGAACCTCAAGAAGAGGAAAGCGATGTAAAGGATGAAGTCCCTGAAACTAAAGCAGAAAATAAAGAGGAACCTGTTTCTGAAACAACTGAACAAGTCGAAGAAGAAGAGGAAACTTCAAATGCTTTTAGAGTATTTGCAGAAATGCAAAGAGATAAGGGGCTTATAGATTACAACGATGAAGAGTTTGAAGAAAACGATGATTGGCTATTCAGCAGAATTTCTGATACTATTGAAAGTAAAGTAAATGAGTATAAGGAAACAATTCCTACAGAAATTAAATATCTATTAGATAACTACGAGGCAGGTGTCCCTCTAAGTAATTTATTAGAGATGCAGAATCAAGAACAGGTATACGAATCTATATCTGTTGAGAATCTAGAGAAAAGCGATTCACTTCAAAAGAACGTAGTTCGAGATCTTTTAATGAAAACAGGTTGGTCTGAGGAACGTGCTAACAAGAAAATTCAAAGGTACGAAGATGCAGGAGTACTCCACGAAGAAGCGGAGGAAGCGTTAGGATCTTTAGTTGAAATGCAGAAGTACGAGAAAGAACAATTTGTAGAAACCAAAAAGCAAGAGCAGCAACAAAAAATTCAAGCTCATGAAAAATGGTTAGGAGATTTAAAAGATCACATTGGTAAGAAAGAAGAAATTTTACCTGGATTTAAGTTATCGCCAAAAGATAAAGATAACTTGTATAAAGGTATAACTAAATTAGACAGAGAGGGTAAAAACGAAATCATGAGATTACGTGAAAAAGACCCTGAGTTTGATTTAAAAATAGCATATTTAGCGACAGTCCTTAAATGGGATTTTTCAGCGTTTGAGCGTCAGTCAACTACCAAGTCTACTAGGAAGTTGGCAGATGTAATAAAAAGTACGAAAAAAACTGGTTCCAGACCAAGTAGAGGTACCTCAAAATCTGTTAATTTTGACACCATGAGAAAATCTCTGCGATAGGAGCTATTTATATATATAAACAACAAATAATAATTAAATTAATTTAAAATGGCAAACACAATTAGTTCATTACAAATGTATGCTCCTAAAAGCTGGTCTGGTCTTACAACAGAGAACCACTTAGGAAGCGTATTTGCACAGGAGCCAACTTTGGTTTCTAACATTATTAGTAGAGTATTTGGTCTCAACCAATACGCTGGTATGGATTACTTCCTATCTATCGGCGGTGGAGAACAAGAACTTGCAGACGACAACGACTTCGAGTGGTACCTAAAAGGTGACGATGAGAAAGCAATTACTATTGTTGGTTCATCAGGAAACGGACAGTACGGAGCTGAAGTTCTTATTACGTTTGGAGAAAAGTACTTTGCTGTAACTGACAAACTAGTATTAGATGATGGTGAGACTGCTGTACGTGTAATGCGCGAGCCTTACGCAGAAGGTACAAACTGGATTTATCCTTGTGCGCTTATGACAAGCGATCCTTCAGCTCAAGTTGCAGCTTCTTTAATTGCAGCTGGATCTAAAGCGAGTAAAGAATACTCTCCACAAGAAAGAACTTTGAACAGAACGTACGGTGAAACTAGCTACACGTCTCCATTCAAAATGCGTAATGCAATGTCTTTCTTATCTAAGACTTACACTATTCCAGGAAACATGCACCAACGTCCACTAGTTATCGAAATGGCTGATCCTAAATCAGGAACAACTACTAAGATCTGGACTCAGTATGCAGAATACGAATTCATGTGCCAGTGGATGAAAGAAAAAGAGCGTATGCTTTGGTTCTCTAAGTCTAACAAACAAGCTAATGGAACATACAATATGTTCGGT